GCTTGTCAGCAACGTAATCCGCAATCGCGCCCATGCGCGGTGCCATCTGGCCTTCCGGCCCAAGCGCCGACGAAAGCTGCACCCACTGCGTAATCTTCTCGATATCGCCCATGTTCTGCGCTTGAGCAATCGGGGACACGGGCGTGACCTTGACCTCAAGCCCGTTCACGCGCAGCGGCATCTCAATCATGCCGCGCTCGTCCATGACGTACAGGATGCGCGCGATCAGCGGCCCCATCGTCTCGGTAATCAACCGACCGAATGCCGATCCAAGATTCTGCGCCAGTTCCTTCATGCGCTCTGCGATTTCCGTTGCGGAACGCGCCGACATGTTGTCCGGTGGAAGCGTATCATCCAGCATGATCTTCTTGATGTTCATGCGCAGGTCGTTAATCACGATCTGTGACACGTTGAAGTCACCGGAACGCGGCAGCATCTTCAGGCTTTCGCCCTGCGGCCCACCATTGCGCGCCACAGGGATGATCGCACCTGGCACGATGCGGATGGTCTGCGGGTTGAGAACGCCATCGTCAGCAGCGGTATAGACACCGGCAATCGACAGCGATGCGTTCTTCAGCAGCAACTCAAGCGTCTTGTTAAGCGTTTTGATGTCGGGGATCGCTGTCACTAGCGGCCCCCGCCCATACACCTCACCGGCCACTTTCATGTAGCGCGCGACGATCCACGGCGATGAATTCATCTTGCGCTGTACGATCTGCGACTTACCTTCCTGCCAAATCACATGGTAGTCAAAGTCGCCACGCTGCGCGTCAAGGATTGTCGCCTCAACCAGTTCAATTTCTTCGGTCGGCTTTTCCTCAATCATGCGCGCAAGGCGGTCAGGGATTTCTGCGTCCTGCCAGTGCTGCGAGATTGCTTCAGCCTTAATGCGCATACGGCGATATACATTATCAACCTTGCCGTGCGCACCTTCTTCAATGGCAACGAGGTACTGCGGAACAGCCGTAAAGCGGATGGGCGTTACGTCATCGCCGGGCTGCACAAGCATGACCGCCGTGCCCACGGCAAGATCCATGAGGAACTCGCCCATCGCCAAGTCAAAGTTGGACTGACGCAGCACGGAGAACATCTTTTCCGCGTACAAGTCGAGGGCGGCTTGGGCCTCAAGCTGACGATCGACAGGAATGTCAGGGCCGGGTTCAAGCCTGCACCAGCGACCATACGGCGGGAACAGGCCCGCCTGGATACGATTCGCAAAACGCTGCGTCGCATTGATCGCGGTGGAGTCGAAAACCCGCGACATCTTGTTCTGGCCCGGCGACCCGCCGCCCTCGTAATAGCCGTCATACAGATTACGCTGCGGTAAGGCGAACTCGTAGCAGTCCTCGTAAATCTGCCGCCAGTTATCCTTGCGACGCTGCGCAAGGTCGTGGCGCTTCATAATCTGTTCGACAGTAAGCATCAAAAAGTTCCTACTTCTTGGACCGGTTCCGGCTCATAGACATAATCACAAGATTCCTCGGAGAATTGTCGCGCGGATTACCGTTCTTGTGATCGACATCCTTGCCGTCGCCCTTGGAGACAGCGCCTTTCTTAGCCATTGAGCGGCGCGCAGCGTTCCTCATGGCCCTGTTCTTTTTTTGATCTGGGCGGCTATGGTAGCTCTCGTATTCGTCCTTGTAGTCACGCGCCATCACTGATCCTTCTTATGCCGAGCAGCGAAGTTGCGAGCAGCTTCCTTCGACCCGAAACCCCAAGCCCGCAACGCAAGCGCGAGCCGCGTTGGCTCGCCTTTATCGTCTTTCATCGGTCCGTCCATGCTGCCAAAGCGAGCAGCAAAGGATACGCGGCGCGGGTTCGTGCCGGACTTGACCGGCTCCTTCAAGTTGCCACCTTCCTTGCGCTCGAAGTATTTGCGACCCGCCTCGTTCAGACCGCCCTTCGGGTTTTGGTGCGCCTTCTTAACCACGAGCGGCCTGCATATTGTCGATCAGGTTCGGGTACGGACGGCCAGCTTTCTTCGCCGCACGCATGGCGGAACGCTTCTGCTTGGACGACAGCGCCTTGGGCTTGCCCAGGTCTTTCGGTCGCTTCTTGTCCCAAACCTGCTTCATGCCATCCCTTTCGGTTTTGGCTTGCCTGCCTTGCGCATCGAAATCGCGACAGCCTGCTTCATAGGCTTGCCCTCTTTCATCAGCGTCTTGATGTTCTGACCAATCGTCTTGTCAGACTTACCAGATTTAAGCGGCATAGGTTTTCTTTCGCTTCATGGTTGTCTTCATGCTGACGCTTTCAACGCGACCATCGTACTGCTTGGCGTACTCGTTCGCCGCGGCCATGCCCGCCTTGGTGTAGGCAAATGTGCGGGTTTTTCCGTTTTTAAGAACAACCTTCGGCATCAGCCCGCTCCCAACGTGGTCTGCAAACCTTCATCACGCTGCGCACCCCCCGGTCCAAGCAAGGGGCGACCGGCGCGACGAGAGCGCGCGGAAGCGGCGCGACGACGCGCGTCGTCAGTCGGCTGCACCGGCTCCGGCTTTGGCTCCGGGACGGGCGGGGTCGGCGGAGGAGCAGATGGTTTTAGTCCTACTATGCCGCCCATTACGCGCCTCCCGATCCAAGTGTGGTCTGAATACCAAGCCGTGCATCTTCACGCTCCGGCGAAAGCAACATGCGCTGACCGCCGATCTGACGTGCACGGCGCTGCGCCGCAAGCTGAGCCTGTTGCTGGCGCTCCTCTTCGGCCAAGCGCGCCTCCTGGCGCTTCTGCGCCGCCACAGTCTCCGGGGCTAACTGTTCCGGAGTCGGCGCTTTCGGCGCTTTGAAAAGTCCACCCATCATTCTACCTTTGCAAAAACCAAGTGGTCGCTACCGTCAGGACCGTAACCACGCAACGTGCCTTCTTCGGTCAATTTTAACGCCTTGGCCCATTTGATTGCAATGACATTCCTACAATCTACCATTATCTGCAATCTATGTAATTTAAGATCACTATAGATATGATCGAAGTAGCGCCTAGCGCCCCTAGTAAGTGATATAGGAAATCTCTCAACATTATAGCTGGTCAGCATCCACGCTTCTGCGACGCCTGGCCATAACTCCACCACGCCGAACGAACATACCATGTCACCATCAACAACAGCGGTTTTGGACAGACCAGCCTGTGTTATGGCAAGCAACCGTTCCCGATAATCCGGTATCGTATCAAAGTGCGCCCTATCAAATGGGCGCAGGTTCATGGCAAGGGCATGGGACCAATGGAATGGAACAAAAACGCAGCGTTTCAGAGTGACAATCATCAATAATCTGCTATCATGTGTTTGCATTCAGGCCCCCTTGGATGCATTACCTCCCAGAACTGGGCGACGCGTGCCATCCGCGTCGCCCTTTTTTTAGGCAAACACGTTGAAATCCGCGCTTGCCTGTATTTGCTTGAACATCTGCCTGCCATTCGAGTTGCGCGTCAGTCGGCGATGCTCGCCGCCACCCAGCATGAGGTAACCGTAAGCGTCGCCGACATGCGAATGCTCATTCTTGTTGGGCATGTCGCGGAACCTCTCTTGCCCAGCGCCTATGGCGACGCGCTTGAAATGATACCCGCCCGACAGTGACTTCCTGACCCGCGCACAGTCACGCGACACAAGCAATCCAGGCTTGCCGTCGATCAGCCGATTCATCGGCATTGCACCAGCCTCGCGGCGCACCATGAAGTCGTTCGACGCCGTGGGCTGAGCACGCAAACCAAGCGTCCGTAAATGATCGAACGCCGTCACCTCGAAAATCTCATCACGCTTGCCACCAGCCGGGTCACCCCAGATAAAAATTTCCGACTTCGGGAATTTGGTGCTGATGTCCGCCATCAGATGATGCGCGAACCGCTCCAGCCCCATATCGAACGCCACAAGTTCATGCACTACATGCCAGCGCCCATTTGGCATCTTCTGACCAAAGACCGCTGCGGGCGTCAGACCAAAGTCCAATCCGACATGCACAGGCATACCGACTTCGATCTCGACATCAGTTGCCATCAGGCTGTCGCTGTATTCGTGCCAGACCGGCTTGCCGTCCTGCACATACACATACTTCGCGCCAGCATAGCATTGTATCCAGTCCAGGGTCTTACCCGCCAGTTGCTGCTCATAGTAACCGGGCGGCAGGTTATTCAGATTCTCGGCTTTCGGATTCATGCGCCAGAACTGATTCGCCGCAAAAATGGCGTCCTCGTGCTCCTTGGTCGCATCCAGAACGCCGCCGGGCTGCTTGTAAAACTTCCACGGGTATCGGCCACGGATCGGGTTCTTCTCGGCGAGACTGTGCCACCAGTGATCCGAGTCCATCGGGTTCGTGGACATCCACACGCCTCGCCACGGGCAGCCACCATTCTTCTTCGTCGGATAGCGACCCACGCGGCTGGTGAGGCCATCAACAACAGCCTTTGGCAGTTCGCGTGCCTCATCGATAAAACCGCCAGTCAATTCAAGCGACAGCAGCTTCCGCACATCGCGCGGCTGATCCAGCGCAAGGAAGATCACCTCGCAATCCAGACCCGGCACGCCCTCACGCGGCGGCAACTTTATATGGTGCGTGATCGGCGGGGACCAACGCATCTCACCCCACATGTGTTCCGGAAATATCTCCTGCCACGTCTTGATCGTCGTCGTGCGCAGTTCCGGGTAGCTGTTACGAATGACAGCAAACCGCGTATAGCGCACATTGTCCACCGGCGACGGCGGCTGCTTCACGGCACGCAGCATGACTTCCGCCAAACTGGCATATGTCTTCCCGCTACCGACCGGACCCATCAAGCCGCGAACAAAACTGTCGTCGTTCAGAAACCGCCAAACGGTCGGGCTTTCGCTGAAATCCAGGTTTAGCCCGG